TGACGTGAAAAGAAATTACGTCCATTGTATAATAACTTAGCTTTACCAGGATTATTATATTCTCCGCGTTGAATTGGAATAGGACGTCCTCCTATATAATAATTATCTCCAATACAATATACTTCACAAATTTCATCTACCCAACGCCACTCGATTTCAAACTCTCCTCTATCTTTAAATGTTTCATCTACGTAAATATAATCAACATTACCAAAAATATCAGTAGTTGTAATTTTACCTACTTTAATAGAACTACGCCATAAGATATGATCTACTTCTATACCATCACTATATTGTTCTTCCGGAAGAGTACCAAATACATTTCTGTATAATTGAGACTGTTGTGCAAAGACATCACTAGAAGCATAATAATAACTATCACTTCTTCCAACGTTTTGTCCTCCAGATTGACGTTCTAGAAAATCTTGTAGTTCTTGTTTACTAAAACCTTCTACTCCTTGAAAGCGATCATAAATTTCGCTTACACTTAATTTATGAGTACATTTAACTGATTCACCGTCTTCAATAAAGTCATGATGAGGACTGCATAAATAATTAATATTAACTGGACTTACAATTTCAAAATGTGTCCTATTATTAATAACGTCATTATAATAATAGGTCATTGCATTTACAATAAAATCATAAAATCCTTTTCTAAAATGTCTAAACAAATCATTATAGTCCATTATAAACTCTAACGCTGCTTGACCTTGTTTAGTTACTTCATCAGGAAGGTTCTTTACTTTTCTAGCAATTTCATCAAATTTATATACAATTTCTTCTTCTTCCAATGGAACACCCATTGCAACAGAATTATTTACAAACATCTGTTGAAGATGTTCAGTCATTAGTTGTTTATAATATCTTGCTTGATCGCTAGTGTAATTATGATTTCTAGCATAAACAATAGGTGTAAATCTACGTTTAGATTTTTCACCCATTAATGTGTTGACATTAGGACTTATAATATCATAATTACGCATTTTAGCTGGATAGCCTTGTAATTCCCAGCGTTTAGAGTTAATAGGATTAGTTACATATAAATAATCCTTTTCGTCTAATTCTCCATTAGCTAATCTGTAATTCTTTAATGCTTCTGCTTCATCTATTGCAGGTTGACAAGCATCACGATAATACTTACCATTTTCTTCATACCAATCAGCTGTTTTTTCTGATTTAGGTACACGTTGTTTTGGTCTACTATGAACTCTAATCATAATTATCTAAAATGCCGTCTATTAAAGAAGTTAGAAGGTTCTTGTGAATTATGAGAACTAGGACTTATATCTTTATAAGCCAGTTCTTTCTGATAATAGGCCAAAATACGGAGTGCAGAAATTCGGTCAAAGTTACCACCCTCTACACGATATTGATGTATTTCTTGTAAAGTAGATGGACATCTTATGGTATGAATGTTTAAAATTGAATTACCGTTTTCATCAGCACCTCTTGGAGTAATTAACCAGTCATTGAGATATTTATTACCTTTATGCATACGTAGGTTTTCTTTACCACTACCAATATGCATACCAAACTGACGTCTCACTTTGCTTCTTGGAATGTCAGCATCGAAAGCTAACTCAAATTCATCAGATAGCCAATCCAATAGTTTAAACCTCTTTGCGTATCCAATAACATCACCACGATCATTTTCAAATCCTATTTTAGCATTATAATATCTAGCTAAGTCAAATAATACTTTATTGTAATCATCTGTTGTTTTTGGTCTACCAAAATAAGTAGCAACAATTCTATCTCCAGGTGGTATTAATTTATTAGGTTGCATATAAACATAAGCAGCACCAATAGACTCACTATCTGTACTACTATCAAAAGCGTATGGATCATGTGCAATAATATAAAGATCATCAGGAACTCTACCATTTACTTTAAAAGGAGCAGTATATTGAACAACACAACCATCAAGATTTTCTTTAATATTATGAGGATACTTATCTATAGGTTTTACTTTATCACTATAACTAAACTCGTATTTCCCATTAACATTTGTAATAATTCCTGGTACTCCTAGTTTATGTAAACCAAGATTAATTACACGATGGTACCATTCTAATGCTTCGTTTGCAGGTAAAACAGTATGAGTATTTTTTAGAATAGCTTCTTGTGGTACGTATGGATGTTCTGATTTAATTTGAATTAATGCATTACCGTCAGGTGATTTAGAAGCAGATTCTCTTTCTTTATCAAAGTGTTGTTTAGCTTCTTTTTCTAAACTGTTACCGTTAAGATCTTTAAACTCTACATTTCTATAAGCAGGAGTAAAATAAGCACAGGTAGTTCCTTTTAAACCTTCATCATAATCATTATTATAAGCTCTAACATTATACGCTTCAGGAGCATAAAACATTTTCTCCATAGCACCAAATTTAGCAGAATTAGAACCACCAGTACCAAATGCCCAGATAAGACCATAAGTAACACCACCCTGTTCCATAGAAGAGCGCATTACATTAAATACTGTATCTGCTTGAGGAGCAGCACCATATTCTTCAAAAAGAACTAATCTACCTCGTTTACCACGAACCTTATCAATATCATCTTTATAACTTACTCCCATTACTTCACTCATATACCCTCTTTCCTCACTATCTACATTAGTGGAGGCTCTAAAGTGCATATCATTAATATCTTTTTTATAGTCAGAAGGCTTACCAAACGCAGTTAAATATCTACGCTCATCTGGGTGCTGACTATTAATAAAGCTTCTATAAGACAGAAACTTAGTAAATAAACCATCACCTAGTAAAAATTCAGTAGTATAAGCTACCATATAAGATTTACTACTAGGATATAAAAAGAAATTTTTTGCAGCTTTACTTGCTCCTTTAAATGAAGCACCAACACCGCGAGGTTTCAACCATATAAAATGTTGACCATTAATTTCTGCTAACTCTATTTCATTCCAAACATTATAATCTTCATCCCAAAAATCAGGAAATCCTGCGAGACGTTCACCACGAACTCTATTACTTTTAACTTTATCTTTAAAGATAGTTCCATAAGTAGCTTCTAAATCTACTTTCTGGACTTTCATAATAGGACTATAATTTAAATACCAGTAATGATCTCCAGTAATTCGCATACCAGAAACCTCATAACCATTTAGTACTCTTTCTCTTTCTCTATCCCAGTATTCATGATATTCATAACTATCATAAACACCATCAGAGTATCTTTTATACTTTTCGTAATAAAGAGCAGCTTCTCTAAAATATTGTGTATTTACACTAATCATTAATTAGGCATTTCAAATTTATTGAGACCTCTTCCTTTACGTCCTTTAGCTAAAGCTTCTTGTTCTCTTTCTAAAGTAGCCTCAGCTTTCTTTAAATTATCAATAGTTTTAGGTATTCTATCTAAAACATCAAGAAATTCATTAATATCTCTTGCTTGACCTAAAACAGCACTACGCATTTGTGTATTAGCTTGTTTTATATATTCATTAAGTCCTGCAATACTTTCTTTAATAAGTTTAACTGTCTCAACAGCAGGAGTCCACTGTGTTTGATAATAAGCTTCTACACAATCTAATACAACTTGATCTGGTTGCCAATCTTCTGGTAAACCAATAAGCTTTTTATACTTATCTTCATCTTCTTTTGTTGTAATAAACTTTGCTTTATAATAAACATAAGCAAGTTCTCTTAAATTAAAAACTTTTTCTCTACCATCAGAATCTCCTTCAATCTTTCTTAATCTCCTCATCAATTCTCTATAAGGATTAAGCGCAAGAAGTTCCGGATTAGCTTTAACTAATCTAGTTTTTTCATCCTGAATAAATAATTCCATTATTCTAAATTAAGAGCTTCCCTTCGTTCTTTTAATGCATTATTATAACTTAATTTACCAAAAAGATCCATCTTAATAGATGCAGGAGATTTCTCTTCAATAATAATATTAACAGCTTTATAATAAGCTGTCATTATATCAATTACTGTGTTCTTGTTTACTCCTGTTTCTTTTTCTGTATTAAGTATTACTTCTGCTATAGTGTTATCTATTATCATAGATTTGAATTACTATTCTGTAAGAGTCTAGTGATTGATTAAAACAA